TCAGGGCTGAATAGGATGTCAATGGTGTCGGCAGTCGTGTAGATCTGTCCGTTTTCATTGTCCAGCTTTGCACCAGAATTAGCTACGTATGTGATTGGAGTTGAATCTACGTGGACATCAGAAGATACCAAGTATCCATTTGCGTCCGATCCATCGCCAACTACAATAGTTAGATCATCTCCCGAACCACTGTCGTTGAATGGAGTGATGAGTTTAGCCGATGCTTTAGTTACAAGGGAACCTTGAGGAATAACATATGTGAATGTTTTAGTCTCGCGGTCCGCTAAAGTGCCAGCTTGAGCTACTGAAAAATCTTGAAAAGAAATCGTGATTGAATCAGTAAAACCCTGTGGGTTTTCATTTACGGTTAATCTAGGCATAGTATTGTATTTCCTTGGGTTTAGGGTTAAGCAGATGCTGTGATCTTACCGTGAGCACCGGGGTGGTAAACACCGAGGGTCAGGGCGCAATCAACAAAGCCACGCTCACCACCACCAAGATTAGGAATACGAGAGCTTCCCATTGGGATAAGCTCGTGGACACCGTAGTATTCTGGGTTGATGAGATAACCAGCCATGCCCGATTGACCAGCTTGCGCGGGCATACAGTCAGGGTTGGCGTTAACAACGGAAACTACGCCGTGGTCACTTTTGTATAGATCAACGGATAGCTTAATCTCACCGCTGTTGCCGTCGTAGTTAACGTTTCGGACCGAATTGCCACTTGCGCCACCGATGTGGTAGAAGTCACTGATGTCCTTGCGAAGCGCTATGTCGGCAACAAGCATAAGACTCTCACTTGCTCCAGTTACCGTAAAGATAGAGGAGATTAGATCGTTAAGTTCAGACTCGGCGAATTCGTCGTCAGTTACATCCACGATGCTTGCCGCAGGTGTGCGGAATGCAGCAGGAACATCAGAAGGTCCAGCGGAGTCGATCCAATTGCCAAGGCCTCGGAGTGCATTAGGAGTGCCAGATCCGTCTTCAATGGAGGAGTCCTGAGCGCCAGCAAGCGTAGCTTCAATGTCGCGCTTGATCTCTCGGACGGCAACAGCCTCGGCTTGAGCAATTTTGGCAGGGCCAACGGAGTCAACCGCTTCTTGCATGTCGGATACCATGTAGTCGCGACGAAACTTTTGAATTCGGTTACCTAAGCGAGCTCGGCCAGCGAACTTGTCGGTAAATGTTTGAACATCGGAACCTTCAGTAATGCCAGCAGTCTGTGGAGCCGAAAGGCTGTCAACAGTCCACTCGACATGAGTTGCGGATGCGCGGCTTTTATTGGCAGAAGAAAGGATAGGAGTTTCTTCTGGGGCGAGGATGGTCAAGACATCGGTCAAGTGTTCGCGGTTAGAAGCGCCCGAGCCTTGATTAGTAGTGTCGTATGTATTTGAGAATGACATTTTATTTATTTATTGATTGATTAGTATTTAAGAGCGGTTGCTCATTTTGAGTTTTCGAAGAGCAGCAAAGTCTCTAGCATTACCCGTCTGTTTGAACCTGGCCTCAAGTTCTTTTAAAGCCTTAGCAGTTCTTCCCATTCCTTTTTCGGATTGGGCAGAGGCTGGATTACCTGTCCTAGGAGGACTCAACGTAGGAGCTTTTTTGGTGCTCTTAACTAGTTTTCGGCCATGGATGCTATTTGTAGCATGAGCAAACCAATAATCTAGTTGAGCGGCGATGTCGGGAGTCTCGCGCTTCAAAACACTTTTTAGTTTTTTGAACCGTTCATCTCCTACTGTAGCTTCAAATTGTTTACGCAAGTCGTTATCCTCGCCCTCTAGCCAAGAAAGTTCTTTCCTCGCTTGGGTGTCGAACTGCTTTGCTAGCACTTCTCCCTCCTCGCGTAGCTGAACCTTGGATAGTTGGTCGGGTAGAAAAGTCCTCTGCGCTTTACGTGCTTTTAATAAAGCCTGTCGCACATCTTTCTTTGTCCACTCCTTGCCTTCAACTTCTGTGACTACATCATCTGCACCGTAGCCATCACTCTCAAAGTCCAAGTTCTCAGCCCATTCTATAACTTGGTCAACCTCGGTTGCTTTATGTTGTAGCTTTTCGATAGTATCAAGATTCCCATATGGGTTGTTCTCGACCTTTTTCGATTCTAAAGGGTTAGGTTTTTCTTTGAGTCGTGCCTCTAGTTGTGTAAGCTTTTCTTCTGCAGCCTTGCGTTTTGCAGTCAATTCACCGAATCGAGCTACAGCACGGCTACCAAGCTTATCAGCTAGTTCGCGCAAATCGTCCTCGGACATATCGTCCAGGTCTAACTGTGAAAGAACATCTTCGGATGTTTCGGATTCCTCTAGGGATTCTGTTTCCTCGGTATCTACCAATTCTTCAATCACCTCTTCAGTTTCCTGCTCAACAATTTCTTCGGGCTCTTGCTCTGGGGGCTGTTCAGTCCCTGGGTCAAGTTCACCAATTCGCCGTTGAGCAAAGTCCGTGACGGATATATTTGATTTTTCCACTGATATTTTACCTGCTTCAGCGTCAGCAGTTGCTATTTCTTCTGTCATAATTTATCCACTCATTAACGCCGAGCGATGGCGATTTTTGAATTATAACACACGTAGTTACATGCGTTCGGAATGCTTCTTGGAAAGCTGGCCCCAATTAGATAATTGCAGGATTTGATCGTAAGTAATGATACGACCTGAAACCTGCTGTAGATTGTCGTTGCTGGCCTCGTGCAACTCAGCAATAGTTTCTTCACGAAGTTCGTGAATCATTTGCATGAAGCGAGCAAATGCTTCGTAGTTGTGCAGTGTTTGTATATCGTTTTGTATTTGCATTATATGTTGATTTCGTTAATCAGAGTCTTTCTACTGGTCAGTATAACTGCGCTAGAGGTCTTGGGTATCAATCTGACCCATCTGGGCAGGGGCTGTGCCCACTCGTCCAATCTGGGCATTTTGAGATTGTTGCATTTGGAACGTGTATTGACCGACATATTTCTGCAACCTAGCGGCAAAGGCTTGGTCGGTTTGAAGTCGCTGCGCAATATCAGGTTGCTGCCCATATTGCTCTACAACTTGAAGGGCAATTTGAGCACCAGCCGGTCTAGCGGGCATTTCAATGCCGGCAAATATTTTGGCCAAGTCATCCGTAACTTGTTCAACCACCTGTTGTTGTGCAGTTTCAACTGGCTGGAGGACAGAGTCGGCCATCACTGGGTCAATTGCTGCGGCACCAATGTCTAGTAGGCTATCTATGTTTAGTCGGTTGTTAGCGTTCAATTGGTTCAATGCTACAAACTGCTGGAGTTTTTTCTCCACAGTCTCTGGGTCATTGTCCTGAACATCAAAATTAACCATAATGTCGAAGTTTTCGTCGGGGTTACCCTTGTCGAATACTTGAGCATCTGGGACACCAGTCACACGGAAGAATACTTCGTCTGGTCCAAAGCGTTGAAAGCACCTGTAAGCCATCCCAATTACCTCAGCAGTGTGGCTAAGGAACTTATCCACTAAGAACTGTTTCCTTATTTGGCTGATTTGAGAACCTTCGTCTAGCCCTACTAACTTATCCGACAGGGTAAGTAGGGTATCTTCCATTTCAATGGAACCAGTTGGAGGAGGAGGCACAGGAGCAAACTCCAAGTCACCTTTACGGCGATATGGAATAAATCTACCAGGCCCGTAGTCGCTTGGAGCTTGACCAACTGGGTGAAGGATGGGGGGTAAAGTTGCTAAACTGTTTCGGTCGACTCGCGAGTCACGTTCAACCTTTACTTGACTTTGCAGCCCGCGCAGAAGGGAGGGGACAGTAGTTGCGTCATACAATCGTTTGCTGTCCTCAGACAGCTTGGTAACGACTACGGGGTAGTCTTCATATCCATTGAGTAATTCAAACTTAGCATAACCAGGTGCCAGTTCATTCCCGTTAAATTCCTTGTGGAATACTGTGCAGTAAATGCCCTCTGCGCCATCCTCTGGGTCAATTAGCCGTTGATACGCATGGCAAATTTCTACAAGCTCGTCAGATTCATGCGAACTGTTGGATGAGCTTAAACTGCGACTACCCTCTTGATTGCGGTTAACGTTGCCAGTGTTTGCGCCCCGATACTTAGATATAATGTAATCTACAAAGTCTTCATCCCATCCATCGGTAACTACTTTATTTTCCAATTCTTGCGGTGTGTAGTAAGTTTTCCAGAAACAATATGGAGCTCTCTGGGGATCAGTAACATATGGAGGAAAGAAAAAGTCACCATCGGGAGCGAGCGTCTTAACGTCGGGAGCATTGACTTGCCTGCGAACCATGGGGAGTTCGGCGACGCCAGTCTTTCTTAGCTCACGCAACGCCTTCTTGGCGCGCTTTACCGTTGTTCCGTCGAAGCTAGCTTGGAGTAAGGTGACTATGTAGTCGTCCTCACCTCCGTCTTGTATGGCGTCCGCAACCTCTGGGCTGACATTGGCAATTTGATCCATGTCCAGTTTTTGAACAAACCTACGGTCTTCTTTTTGCCAACCGATGTATGTAATCAATATACCTCGCTCAAGCAAGTAATTAGCTCCCAGCTCCATCTCTCGGCGAAATCGGGGAATGTATCCAGAGGACACCATCCACTTCAAGAAACCAGAAACTATACGACTACGAGCAATGTCTCCACTTTCTACTGGGAATGCCCTTACGTTTGCTCTATTCAGTGATGCTACGAATAATGATACGAGCCTAGTGATCCGCTCATCAATAAGGTGGCACTCCATGTCGGACGCACCTTCCCATGGAAAAGCTCCAGATCCGTGCTTGCGGTGGTCTTGACTTTTGTTTGGCCATGTATTTCGACGGTCATCATAAGATGTTCGGCACAGATCGAAGTATGGCCCCAGCTCATTGACCGTTTGGTCATAGGCAAGGCAAAGGGTCTGAATGTCGGGTTCGTCTTTTAAATATGTAAGAGACTCGAAGGCGTTATCATTTATCATTTGTTGGTTGTAATCTTTTCTTTACGGATCTTGTCAGCCGATTTATATAAGTATATGATACGCCTATTGTATCACATAGATCTGCATTAGTCATTGGAACCTCTTCCTCGTGCAATACGTATCTCCTTAGTTTCTCCCAAGAGGAGAATCGGTCTACCTGTTCCCTGCACCAATCGCGATCTAATGTTATGTCATTTTCCTTTTTTTGCATATCTGTAACTTGTTCCTGAAATGTCTGATATTGCTTCGAAAGTTGCGTCTTTTCCTATTAACTTCCCCTGCCACTTTCGAGGAACGAGCATTGCAACCCTCTTCCCAATCTCCTTGCTGAAGACGTAGTTATACTTCGGGTTGGGGCACTCCGACAAGACACGACCAGTATAGTGATTCGGTATGACCTCCTCGATCATAAAGGAATCTTCCAGTATTGACGTTCCCTCCTCGTTTACCCACGTGTTCTTTCCCTTCCCAGTCAATGAGCCGACGGGCAGTTTGTCTTGCGCTATTCTCATAGCTTCGTTGAACTCCACCTCTTGCTCTAGGGCTATCTGCATTAATTTCTTTTTAGCCATTAGTATCCTCCCTTTCCTTTAGTTGTTGTTTCCATATTATGTGTTAAAACGTGATCTGGTCCTATGCCTCCGTTTGATGTCCTCAAGTATCTTAGTAAGTCAACGAAGTCTTTTAATGGCTCGTCTCGTTTACCCTGATGGCCCCAGTTTAGTAGGCTATATATTAAATTACCGCATGACTCGTGTATAGACAGCAATGGTCTGTTGCTTTCGTCGACTGGTAAGTTTGGGTTGTATTTCATCCACTCGTCAATGGCTGCAATGCCAGGGTCAATGTCGGCTCCGTTCGATGGAACAAAGAACATGCCCTTGTCGGCAAAGACCTCAAACAAGTCAGAGTTATCCTCGTTCTCGCGGGAAAAGTATCTGACGTCACCGATACGCTCAAAGACCTCTACGCCTAACTCTTCCTCAATCATACGGAACTCATCGACGTAGGACTGGGTGTCGTGCCCAATCTTCTTAGATGCAGGGCCAAACTTCCAGCGTGGATCACCGAAGATAGCCCACTCACCGTAGCTGCCAAGGTCAGGCCACTCTCTCAGGACAGTTACATACCCCTTGCTATCTACTGCTGCCCACAGAGCCACGTAGTTCCTTGCGCCAGCAGGGTCAACCACCTGGTAGACAGTATGGGTATTTTTACTAATAGCGGGCAGTTGTGCACAAGTGTGGACATTTGTGTTAAACAAAGGGAACAGTGTGTTCATGCTCTTGACGGGGATTCCGTAAGCACGAGTCAATATTTCTTCCCTAGGACTGTTTTGCAGCTCCTTACGTATTCGTTCATAACCACCAAACGGGTTAAGCTCACTATGAAAGTAAACGATCCCTGCATCCTTTTTTTTGCTGTATTGAACAAAGGGAACCTCTTCATTGTCTATCAACTCTGCGTTACGTGTCTTGAGGGTCTCTGCGTCCTTCAGGAACGAAGCCACGAACGGCGTGTAGCCATCAATGGGAGTGAAGGTCATCAGCATCTTAGAGTCACGAGTAACCAAACGGAATCGCATGGTATTTACCAAGTCTCCCTCCTCTAGATACTCGTCAAGCCACAGTCCAATGTTGTGCCACTTAGGTGTTGTACTACCAATTTCCAAGCCCTCAAACTTAGATCGGTTGGCAATGAATTGGGCGTAAGCGTGGAAGTAAACAGTAGAACCGTTGGGCAAGATAAAGCTACCACCAGTGAAGCCATTCTTGAACGTGTAGTTCAAATACGCGACAGTGGACTTAGACTTTTTCTTTAGTTCTGGTGGCAGGTAGCGATATAC